CAAGATATGACGCCATTCTATGCGATCTCCATTATACTTAAAGTTGTATCTACACTATTCGCTGTGTTAGATTTAACTTTTAAAATATCTGTGGTCTCCATGACATACTTATTTCCTGACATTATTTCTAAAGAAGCTTTAGCAGGAATTTCAGCATTTGTTACAACACTAACGTTATCACCGTCACCATTTTCTATATTAACTGTTACTTCAATATTTACCGCAGCAATATTTGAAAGAGTAAGACCTAAAACTATAGCAGTTGTAGTTGAAGGTGTAGTGTAAACAGTCTGAGAAGTATTAGCACCTGTACTTCCACCTGTTTTTGTTTTTAGTTTAAATGTATTTGCCATATATTATCCTAGTGCTATTGCTAAAGCAGTTGCCTCGTCAATATCATTAGAAGCTACTTGAACTATGTTGTTTGAAGAGTCTCTAACGTAAATTTTTTTATCAGTCGTATTTACAGCAACTTCTCCTACTACTATATCAGAAGTAGTTGGAACATTATTCGCTGATTCATTTTTTTTTAATTTTATAACTGTTGTCATAGTAAATTAGCTCCGTTAGGACTAACGTAACTGTTATGGATAAGTTCCGCCGTCAATAATTGTTACTGTTACCACACCTGTACTTACTGCAAAGTTATCAGTACTAAATGAAGCAACACCTTTATTTGACGAAGTTGCTAGTTCAGCTGCGATAGTTAATGTATCTCCCGATTGTGAAGTATCTATACCCTCACCACCTGTTACTGTTAATGTATCTCCAAAATCAATTGCTTGTGTACCTGTATCACCAGTAACTGTAACTGTACTGTTAGATAATGCTGTGTTAGCGATATTAGTTAGAGTATTGTCAGGACCATTAATTGTTTTATTAGTTAATGTCTGTGTACCTGTGTTTGTTGTAAAACTAGTAGGTAAAGTAATTGTTTTACCTGATAAATTTAATGTAGTAGCAAGTTTCCCAGCTGTAACAGCGAGATTATTAATTTTACCTGTTGTAACTCCAAGATCAGCTATTTGGTTAGTACCAACACCCGAAGCTTTAATTTGTAAAGCGTCACCTGATACTTCAATTGAACTATCATCAACTTCAACAGTTAAAGTATTACCACTTTTACTTAAAGCAGCACCAGCAGTAATTTGACCAGCGCCAGAGAATTGTGCAAATGCGATATTAGTAGTACCTAATGTAGGTGTACCATTGTGAGTAGCAACATAACCATTTTCAGCATTCGTTGTACCTTCTTCAACAAAGAAGAATGTTCCACCTGTTAATTCAGCAGCTGTGTCAGCGTCTGGACCTCTTGTTAATACAAAGACTGCACTAGCACTACCAGTTGTTGTAACTGTGTATATACCATTTTGAACAGCACTTGCTTGATTTTTAATTAAAACTCTATCACCACTTGTAAGTGTAACACCATCAATCGCTAAAGCACCATTGCCGTTAGCAGTGATTGTTCCATTACCATTATGATAAGTTGAAGTAGCAAGAGCAGCTGTTGTAGCAACTCTAACTGATTCTTTAACATCTAAACCATTCGCAACACTATCAACGTATGCTTTAGTAGCAGCGTCTTGTGATCCAGAGGGATCAGTTACGTTTGTAATTCTACTTGAGTCAACATCAACAACACCACTACCTTTTGGGCTAAGTTTTAAGTCAATGTTTGTATCGCCACCTGAAGTAGCAATCTTAACAGCGTTAGATGTAGCTGCGTTAGTAACTTCTAATTCATTAACAGCAGATGTTTCTGTTTGTAAAAGAATTAACTCATTACCATTAGCGTCAGCAATAAAACCACCGTCAACAAATTTAGGTGCTGTAAGTGTTTTACCGGATAATGTTTCTGTACCTGTTGTAGAAACTAAAGTTGCATCTGATACAGCAGTATTAAATTCTGCGAAAGTACCGTTTACAGTATTATCAGTTAAATCAATTGTTTTGCTACTTAAAGTTTGTATGTTATGTCTTGTTACAACCGTATTATCAATAGCAAATGTTACTGTGTTATTAGTAGCTATACTAGAGATACCATTTCCACCTGCTAATGTAAATGTTTCAGCATCTGTGATGGCAGTTGTACCTGTGTCACCTGCTATATCAACATCTACCGCAAGAACTTGTGCATCTATATAAGTTTTAACTGCTTTAGCTGAAGGAATTGTATCATCTGATCCAGAAACAGTTGATATATCTGTATCGATAACGCCTGAAGCAAAATCAGCTACTTCTAAATTTGTTATTGAGTTACCTGTTGCGTTAGCATCAAATGTTTTGTTTGTAAATACTGTTGTAGATGTAGCACTGGCTACGGTTACAAAACTTAAAACACCAGCAGCATCAGTTTGTATAACTTGATTGACACTTCCATAAGCGTCTGGTAATGTAAAAGTAATATTACTCGCTAAAGTATTAGGAGCTTTAATGGCAGCATAACTACTACCGTTGTTAGTACCTTCATTTAATTTTAAAGTACCCCCAATTGTTGTACTATTACCTATAAGAATTTCATCTATTGCTTTGTTAGTATCAACTATTAACGCTGATGAAGCAGTTAATGTACCATGTACGTGATCTAATTTATCTGTAAAATATTGTCCGCCAATTACTGAAATGACGTTTGCGTCTCCGTTACTATCAACTCCACCTTCTCCAACGAATAGTCTATCTCCTAGATTAGTTTGAGTACCTGTGGCATAAGTATATGCTAATTCTCCAAGTTTAAGGGTAGAGGGTGCTGTTGCTCCTGCGGATCGTTTAATCTGAATTATTGTTGCCATTTAATTTCTCTCTTGTTAAAATGATCCACCAGTTATTGTTAATGTTCCTGTGGCTGTTATTATTTCATTTTTTGTTATAAATTTATCTGATGCAGCATCATATTGTATCAAGGCACCGTCCACTAGGTCCGTGACATTCACGTCATTTAATTGTTTAAAAGTTTGAGAAATTACTGCACTAGGTACAGATATGGAAACCTGCTTAGGTCCAGATGAATCACTTGAATTTATTTGTGCTCTAAGGCTTGAATTACTTGAATTAATTTTTGCTGTAGCCATAAATCTCTCTCTTTTGTATAGTATATTTATAATAACTATTTATCAAAGATTAAGTGGCAACAGATGGACTAATTGTAATAATTCCTTCAATAACTCTAGTAACTGTACTATCAGAAGTCTTTAATATCTCTATATCATAGACATATCTAGCGGGTGCTTCAAGAGCATTTGTTTGATCTGCCGATAATCGGAGTGTAATTATACCAGTTGTCGGATCAGAATTAATTGTAGTTGTAAAAGATGTTCTAGTTGATGTACTAGAGTATCCCTTTGCTAGTTTAGCACTAGCAGTATATCCAGTTAAATCATAGACATCACCGCTACTTCCAATAACGGTAACATCAGTTGTGAAAGTGGTTCCCTGATCAATCCTTAGGTTTGCTGTCGCTGCCATTAAATTCTTCTAATCCTTTTTTAATCTTATCATTATAATGATTAGTTAGAACGTCAATTTTCTCTAGTTCCATTTCATGTCTTACTTTTGATTGTTGTATTTCTTGTCTAGCAACAAGACCATTTCTAATCACTAATGGTAGTGCATTTAAACTATATTCTTTTCCATCAATTGTTATCAAGTCAGTTATTGCTTCTTGTGTTGGTGCTACTGCATTTGGTGCCGTAGCTGTTGTTGGTTTTTTTACTTCTTCAGTCATAAATTACTCCTGTTTATTATTATATAGTTATTTATAAAGGTTTTTACGCCCCTGCTCCGTGGATAGTTTTAACGACAGTACCTGCCGAATTTAATATTTGTAAAGTAGAAAGAGTTTTCATTTGAACAGAACCAATAGAATCATCTGCCATCATAGCTTCTGAAACTACGTCTATTGAACCTGAAGAAACAATTGTACCGGTTTCATCTGGTATAGTTAGTACTCTATCTACTGTAGGATTAACAACTGTTAATGTTGTTTCACTAGTATTATTTGAAGACCCTTCGAAAATAATAGTTCCATTTGTTGTAATTTGTATACCTGAACTTGTAAGACCCGACATAGTTGTCGTTCCAAGTGTAGTTAATCCAGTTACGTTTAATGTACCTGTTGTTGTTAAGTTTTCATTACCGAAAGAAATAGCGCCACTTGAATCTGTTAATGAGCCATTCGCAAGTGTAACGTTACCAAAAGTATGTGATGTACCTGTAACACCTATACTATCTGTTAAATTTAATGTTAATGTATCTGTAGCTGAAACTACTGCAGTTATGTTTGATGAACTTGCTAAATTAAAAGTTTGACCGGCACCAATAAGTTGTGAAGTTGTACCATCATTAATATAAAACCCTTGAGCAGCTGCTACAACTCCAGCAAGTTCAATAACAGCACCTACAACGGTCGTAGAAGATAATCCTGCGCCAGCTAGTGTTGCTGCATCACCAAAATCTAGTGATGTCATATTATTAAACTCTGTTCTAAAAGTTTCTAATGTGTCTGTTAATGCTATTGTTCTAATTGCCATTTTACTTCTTCGTTATTCCTTTTAATAAAGACTTAATTTCTCTTAATTCTTCCTTTAAACTATTTATCTCTTTAACTGCATGTCTATAATCATCACCCTGTTTTTCTCTAGCTTTAACTCTTGCTAAATATACTGAATATTCACTTGTATTAGTATTAATGATAGCGTTTGAACTAACATCTCGTACTAAACTATTATATCCTTCTACTTTTACTCTTAACATACTAAATTGCCAGAGCAATTGCTCTGAAGTCTTTTAATCTCGCCGGAAAAGCGGAGTTAGTTCCATTAAACACAATTTTAATTTGGAATGAAGTAAAGTCTTGTGTATTTGAAACACTAAATTTGTGATCTTTAAAATTATTGTCTAGTGTAATATCTCCCGTAGATGGATCAACAGCAACATCTGAACTACCATCAGTATTAAATGGTGTAAATTCAATATCTTCAATTCTTCTAGTTTCGTCACCACCAGATAATCTATAAAATGCTTTAATAGAAGAAGTTGAACGTATGCTTGCAGCAACTCTTATATCTAAAGCAGTTGATGTATTTGCTAAAGCAATACTTTTTGTAATGTAAGCACCCTCTGAGGAACCACCTTCTATCGAAGTATCATCTTCATAGTCAACAGTGTTTGTAATTTTTACTACAACACTCGAACCACTTGCTGGTGCAACACCCATAGTTAGAGTTGTACCTGAAACTGTAAAGTCATCAACCGGTTGTAATTTTTCTCCATTTTTCTTCACTGATAATAAGTGAACACTAGTTGGAGTACCTGAAAGTGTGAATGTTGTATCTGAACCATCTCCTGTAAATGTGTTTGTAGAAGAAACTAAAGGATTGTTTAATCTATTAGTAATTACAAAAGCATTTAATCTCTTAACATCAATTACTGGTGATAAGTTAGCATTACTTGTTGTAATAGCTAAATTTTCAAATAAAGATTGAGAACTAGCCATTTCATTTGTTTCATTAATACCACTTGCAACCATTCGAGGTACACCAAAATAAATATTGTCACCATTTACTACTTGATGTATTGATGAAGCAGCTTGTAATACAAATGGAGTTTCTACGCCATTTACTGAACGACCTTTTGTTGTTCTTAATGTTGGCGATAAAGTTGTTCCTGGGTGTACTACAGTTCCTATTTGTAATTGAATTACATTGAATAATCTATTTTGAGTGGCAGAAACAGTTGAACCTCCAATATCACCTGAAGCATTTGCAGTACCTGTTGTAGTAATATCATAACTGTCTAAAGTTATGTTTGATATAGATGTGTAAGTTCCATTGATAGCTGAATGTGCGATACCGTTATATGTTCCAGATGCAATACCTGAAATAGTTACGTTATCTGTTGTAGAGTGGTGTCCATGATTTTTATGGAATACTCTAATTAAACCTGTTCCATTAAATGTTCTCATTGGATTGGTATCAAGTATTTTACTTGGTAGTAATTTATTTGCTAATGTGACAGTAGAAGTTGTATTAGTTGTAAATACAGCTTTCTTTAAATTAAATTTCAAGTCTTCCATTTGTTCGGGAGACCAAGTTCTATTATTTGCTGATTTAAAGAATACTCCAGTTGCCGGTTGTTTTGATACTGTTCTATTTGAAACTAAAGCAGTTTCTCCTAGTCTAGCAACATACGTTGTATAATCTTGTGAATCTGTATATAATACGATACAATACTCTATACCCTCATTTAGATATACAGGAGAGTTGAATGTAAATGTTGTTGCTACACTTCCATCTGTACTTGTATTTACTTCACTTGGATTTAAATATTTTTGAGAAAATGGTAAAATAGTTGAACCAGGATACCCATTAACCATATTTCTAATTTCTGCTCTTACTGGAATTGTAGTAGATTTTGTAGCAAAGTAAATATCTAAACTTGTAACAAATGTACCATCTACTGTATCAATAATAAATGATTGTGCCAATGGATCGCCTGGTTCACGATCTTGCTGTCGTTGTATTGTTTGGACAGTTCTATTAGCAACTCTACCTACTGTTCTAGTTTGAGATGTTGATACTCTAACAGTTCTAGCTTCTCTAGTAGAAACAATAACATCTCTAGTTGTTTCTTGTAAACCTCTAGCAACATAGTCAGCCTCTCCTGAGGTTGCTGCTGCTGTAACATCATTAGCATTTGTAGATGAACTTGTTAATCTGAATACTCTTTTTCCAGTACGCCATCTTGGGTTTGAATCTACTTTAGAATCAGGTATAGCGAATGTTCCTATAACCAAACCATTTGTATTTGTAATTAAATTTCCTCCAAGAGAACCTCCACTAGGAGTTACATAACTTGTTACGTCAATATTATCAAAGAACGGATAAACTTTTGTATTAGGTCTTAATCCTTGAGCAGTAAATGTAATATCTCTACTTCTAATAAAAGGTACAAAGTTAACAGCTATAACTCTATCACCTAAACTTTGAGTAACAGTTTTAGGAATAATATCAGTTCTAATTCCTGCTCTAGTCTGTACAACATCAACATTTGTTGTAGTTGTAATTGTGTTACCTGATTGTGAGCTTGAAGTTCTAGGATTACCTGACCATTGATCTTGCCATTCGTTCCATTCTGTACCAAAGGGTATTGATGTAGTAGTTGTATTATCTAAACCTAGCTCTCTTGCTAAGTTATCGAAAGTTCCATTTAAATTAACTACTAAATCTGGTGCTCTTTCGGTTTCTTTCCACTCATCTAACGGTGGATCTAATTCTATATTTCCAATCCAATTAAATATAAAGAATGGATTTAAATTTTCTGTTTTTGTAGCAAACGGCTGTTCAATAACTGAAGTTTCTGTATAAGGTAAAGTAATTAAGTCACCTGTTTTTTGGTAACCTGCGGCTGTTCTATCAGCATCTAAAATTGCTGTGCCGTCATTATCTACTTCTTCTAGTTCGATAACATCTTCATTAAACATTGTTCTTGCTTCACCACGTCCTCTATCAATAGATATTTTATAGTCATTATTTCCAACATCACCAATGTTATGTCCAGTGAAGTTATCAACAACAAACCCATTTTTAAATCTATCATAACCTTCAGCGTCTTGTATTTGTAAAGATTGAGCATCTGCTTCTAATAAAGATAATTGAGTATAATATTCAACATTTTGGATTCTTTTTTCTAAACGACCAATATCTCTCATTGTAAATCGTTTATTATCTTCTTGTTCAACAATTACATCATCAGTATTTAAAGTATAACTAGGTATTTTTAATGTTGCTAAATGTAAATGTCCTTCTAAATTTCCAGGTTTTAATGGATTAAGTGCTGCAGCACCTTTTAATACTTTTAATGTACCTTCTCGTGTAATGAAAATTTTATCAATTCTGTTTATAAAGAATTGGAAATCAGTTGTAACGTCTGAACTAAATTTCACAACATCTACTGTTGAAGAACCTGTTCCATTATAACTTCTTTCAAAATCAGAACCTGAAGTAGAACCAGAAACAGTTGAAGCGTCATCAACTCTAGGTCTAAAATCTAAACTATCTCTTAATTGATATTTAATTCCTGTTGTGTCAGATGTATAACTTTGGATATTTTCATAATCAATTACACCTGAATAAGTATCTACATCAAAGTAGTCACCAGAACCGTGAGAGAAATAATCAAAGTCAATTAATAATCGACCTGTAGGTTTCAATGCACCTGGTTTTAATTTTATTCTTCCGATATCATAGTAATTATCTCTTTGTCCATTATCTAAATCAAAACGACTTGTAATATTTGTATTTCCTGTTGTAGCGGCTGTACTAAAATTAGCTGCCATGTAAATATTGTTAATTTTGTAAACATCAGCTTTAGCTAAGCCAATTACACCACTTTCAATAATAGATTGAGAAGATACTGCTACTGTTGAAGCGGCGTTTAGTGTTTTTGTTTTTGAACCAGCAAC